TGTGGCTGCGAAGAGTTGGCGATATCTGCGTCTGTGATTCCGCCTTCGGTCGAAACATCCCGTCCATTATCTGGGTCCTTCTTCGGACGGCCCCCGCGCTTCTTTGCGGGAGGAGGAAGTTCGGACGCCGGTTTCAAGCCGGGAACGGTGGCAAGAACCACTTCCTTCACCGAAGCCCGGACTGCTGACTCCGGCTTGATTTCAGGAGTTTCCTTCGGAACTTTTACTTCGACTACTGGGTGAACAGTCACCTTCTCGTTTGGCCTCGGGGCGTCGGTCGGAACGGCGGGCGTTTGGTTGACCGCTGGAACTGGAGGCGGCAGAGGAACTACAGAGGCGGGGGTAATTCCGTGGGGCTTTTCGTCTTCCGCTTCGTTCTTGAACTCTTCTGCGAGGTAGAGGGAGCCAAGCTCCTCGGGGAACGCCTTCCTCAGACTCAGCATTTCGCTGCATTTAGCTAACTGCTCGGGGCCGCGCTTCTGCCACATTTCGGTCAGTTGAACCACTCCGTTGTACTTATAGGTGGAGGCGTAGGCATCGAACCGGGCCACGCTAATCATGGGGTGGGTAAAGCTCTTGCGATAGACAGTTGTCCGCACGGCCCAAGGCTCTCGGGGAAGCGCTGTTACGCCCTTTACAATCGGCAACTGCGGGAGAGGGATATTTGACTCGATGAAATCTGATCCATCCTCTTTGAGATAGATGTACTTTTCCGGGTCCTGACCCTCGTACTCGTCCGAGCGCAGAGCGATCAGTCGGGCAGCGTCGATGGTGGTCATGAAGATGATCTTCGTGACTTCTACCTTGGCCCCGACCACTTCGTCCCACTCTTTAGACCGGCGTAGGCTGAAAATTACGTGTTTGCCAGGAATCAGTCCGCGAAGGCGGCAAAAAGTCCGGCAGACGTTGGCCTGCTCCGTTGTAAATCCCCGGCAGAACTCTGCGGCTAGTGTTTCCCACTCGGCGTCTGTAAACTCTAATTGCTGACTCATTGATTCTCCGTTTCCTTCCGCCAGGAGTCGTCTACCAACTCCAAAGGCAAATCCATGTTTTTGTTAAGGAATTCAGCTACGTCCCCTCTGGTTTTTAGCTTCCCATTCACCATTCCGTCTGACAAGCTGACCACAGTGTATTGGTTGTCCTCTTTGGTACTAATATACCCGATTATCCAGACTTCAGAGCCGCTGCGACCCTTAAATCTACGACCGGGTTTAATGTCTTGTTCTTCCCAACCAACTCTCATAACATCTCCTTGTCCAGATAGTGGACAGAAATTAGGGGCGGCGCGTGGGAGTTGAACCCACCATAACCCGGGGGACTCGAACCCCCATCTCCGCCGAGATCGGCATCCATGACCACCACCAAGTACATCATACCACACTTTTCAGTTTTGTGCCAACTATTTTTAATAGTCAATCACCGTTTGTCCAGTCAATCGGGCGGCTACTTCTTGAACAGTCCCTTTGATAGTAACAGACACTCCAGCCGCTGTGACTAGGTTACAAATCCCGACCAGAGGGTTGGGCAGCACAAAGGCCACCATCTCTGGGTTTACTTGCGCGATCTTTCCGTCTTGCTCGATTTCTACTAGCTTCATTTGCTCTCCTTCTTCTTGGTTTTTCCGAGATGCCAGTGGTTTGAGAACGGGCACTCATAGGCGTGTAGCCCTGGGTCGAGTACTCCCTTTCGAACCATACAGAAATACAACTTGCGAATGGCCTCTCCTCGGGTAGGGTAGGCCGGTTTGTCGATGCAGGCGTGCATCAGTTTGTAGGTCGTTAGCATGGTTATTCTCCTGGTCCATTATCTGGACTAAGAGTATTATACCACAAAACGGAGCGATGTAGAGGGTATCGCGACGGTGCCTATTGAATCGTCTGCTTCCAGTCGCATCGACGGCAGTTGATTCCTATTCTTGACCCGGCAAAGTCATGGCTTCCACATTCCAGGCAACAGTCCGGGAGTATTGGGGAAAGATCAGCTAATCCAACCTCTAGGTAAGGTGCGCTATCGGGACTCGACATGTCCTTGATTCGCACTGTGCGCCCGTTCGCAAACTCTATCGATGAAGGGGCAACGGCAGCGTTGGCTGTGTAATTGCCAGCGCGCGCCATGCCGATCTTCACACCCTCATCAAACGCCAAATTGGCAAGCGCCTCACGCTTGTCATACCAAGGAACATCCTCCGTATCGGGGTCGAGGAACCGACCTTGCTCGTTCCACCACTTCTCAAATCCAACCTTCATTGCTTCCTCTTTCTCAGGCATCGCGGTGCCAGCGTTGGCGTTATCTACTCATCACCTTACTAGTTTTGTACAGCAAACCTGTCAAGCTCGCATAAGCGGTTCCATCTGCGAACCCAGCGTCTCCGATTCCCACGAGGCACGCGGCGATCCCGTCTGCTCTTGGTCCTGGTTCTGAGTCTAGCAGCGCCCATCTTAGCTTAGCAGAAACCACAGCTACCATTGCCCGGTAGTCGGCGGTCGGAATTTTCTTCAACAAACTCGCTGTTTTAGTCCAATTTCCTGCGAGCACTGCTTTGGCAACTTCCGGGTAAAGAGGCTCGTGCTCGGAGCCGTGGATTGCTTCTTCCAGAAGGACTCCGGACAGGTACTGATCCAGGACCCCCAGGATTTCTCGTGGAGCGTTGACTTCATGATCGTGTAGGAATTTGAGGACTGTCGAGCCGTCTTCCACAGACACCTTTCCAGCAAGGGCCTTGACTACTAGCTTGGCCCGGTCTGCGTCAGAGAGGGGCTTTAATTCGAAGGTAGCCGCCGAGCACCGACTCCGAATTGCAGCCGGAATCTTGTCTGGTTCAGAGCTTGTGAGAATCCAGACGGTATGTAGGTTCTTCTCCATCGGGACTAGGAGGGCGTCAGCCGCTGCGTCTGTTACTCTCTGAGCCTCCTCAAGAATGAATACTCGGAATCGTCCGACAAATGGACGACTGGAGGACTCCTCGACTAGCGCGCGCATATCATCAACCTTGCCCACAGTTCCGGCATTAATTTGTCGGATGTCTGATCCTTCCCATCCGTCTGGACCTTGACTGAGGCGGGCTACGATTCCGGCTAAGGTGCTCTTTCCAGTCCCGACTGGGCCGACGTAGAGTTGGCAGCGGGGGAAATTGTCCTTCTCGACCCACGATTGGATTGCCTTTTTGGCGTAGTCGCTCCCTACTACCTCACTCAGGTTGGTTGGTGCTAGTTTCTCCGCTAGAGTCGCCATTTTTCTCCTTGTTTTCCCATCTTTTTCTTTGCGCTGCTGCCATTATAGCACGAAATTCGGGGTCCTCCCATCTTTTTCTCAAAGTCTCGGCGTGTTTTTCCCTACGCTCTGGATTTTCCCATATTTTCTTAGAGGCTTTAGACTTTCTTTCTTTTTCTTCTGGACAAGCGGCAGCTTCTTTCATTCCTTTAATTACTTTTTCTCGGTGTTCTTCTGTTTTCCACAGTTCGGAAGTATTCACAGAACGAATGGCTCTAATTTCGGGAGTGTCCAAAGAGGTGAGGAGAATTTTGGACATTCTTTCTTTGAAGGAGGGCTCCTCCCATCTTTTTCGTAGAGAAGAAGTGCGCCGCTCTATTACGTCTGTAGTTCTCATGCTCTCCTCTCTCGCTCCCAACACTTTTTCTCGATATCCAGGTCGGGTCCACAGTTCTTTACCCATCTCTATCATCTTCTCTTTGTGCTCTGGTGTGTCCGTCGCCTTTTTAGTGGCGGAGACTACTAGTTCTCGATAAGCGTCGTCCTCCCATCTCTGTTTAGACGCCTCTGATTGGGCTTGTTTATACTCTGGAGATTCGAGAAGGCTCAGCATGTGGTCTCTGTATTCCGGATTTTGCCATATCGACAGACGATACTCGGACATCTTTCTCCGCGTTTCTCCTGACATTTCTTGTCCGGAGTCTCCTCCGGATGTTAAATTATATCCATTTGGGGAAAGAGAATCGTATTCTTCAACAAATCTCTTTTCTTGCCTATTTAGCTCTTGAGCAGGTCCTTCCCATATAAAAGATATTTCAAAAGAGTCCCATCCATATTTTCGAATAGCCCGATACAGAGGATATTCAACCCCGGATTCCGCCGCGATTTTGTGCTCCCTGATTCGAGTATCTTTTCGAGTGGTCTGTCCTACGTATTTCTTTCCGTTTATCTTATTTTGGATAAGATATATCCAACCGATGTCACGCATCGTGGGTGATTCTCCTGTGTGGACGAAGTTCTAGCGCTAGTTGACCCATGTAAGTATCTCCCAATCCTCTGCGAGAAGATCCTCGATTTCCAACATGTCTACCCACTCGCCCGTCTCGTACTTGATAAACGAGAAATCGTTGGCCCAGAAATATTCTTTATCCTGGAAAGAGGGGCGGCGAACCTTCTTCCCTTCCTTCATCCACTTTGCCGCTTGCTGAATACTAGCCATTGTCTTCCTCCTCGTCCGGATCATGGAAATATCCAACGATTTCGCAAATCTGTTCAATTAGTTCACAGGAGTTATCGATTACCCGGTCAGACTGGTACACGGACTCCGAGCAACTAATCTCTTGGTCGTTTACGAACTTCTCGCAAAGGATGAGTAGTTGCTTACCCTTGTTCTTGTGCATTGTCTTCCTCCTTCACTTTATCATACATCTGAATACCCCAAGCCAGAGCGTAGCAGCACCAGATAAATCGGTAGGTGTACTCCGTGCAATCCCATTCCCAAGAATCTGTAAATTCGTACCGGTGTCCGCGAGTCGAAACTCCGCACACCAAATCCCGAGTTGGGATATATTTCTGAGATCCCAGAGTGTACGAAAACGATGACACGGCGTTTCGAGACCCGTATTCGTCTCCGTCTTCGATTCGATATAGGACATCGGATTGTACTTCGTATTCTAGCTCTTCTTTTTCTTCCTGAGTTAGGTCTTCATCTCCCAGCCACTCCTTGACAATCTCTTCAACATGGGCGCGCAAAGAGTCAGCATCAAACCTGAGATGACTAGATTGGCGTCCGTCCCGATCTACGGCCTCCAGTTTTTCACCCCAATACCCCTCGTTAATGAAGAGCTTTTCAGTACTGCCCGAGGGCTTCGTCCGGAAGAACTCGAACATATCAGCCAGTCGGGAGAACACAAAGCACCCCATATCCCCAGAGTACGCTAGGTATCCCGGCCACGTTACAATGTCGAACCGCTGATTCCAAGACCCGTTGTTTGAAAACTGGAGGTGCCGGTAAACACCGTCGTCCTTCAGGATTTTCATCGAGTGGCTGGCTACGTCTTTCAGGAAACTCTCTTCAGTTGGTTGGCTCATCGGTCTCCTCAACTTTCTCAACCAAACTAGGCAGGTGTGAGAAGTGATCGGGATCGATTTGTGGATCAACTTCCCTCAGCAGTCCAGTGATTACAGACGCCCACCTCTTCTCGGTTGTGTCTCCGATGATCGATTCGGACTGGAAGCTTTCGCCGTTGTCCTTTGTTGTGGAGATTCCTCGGTAGTCTACACCATCCACGAGTCGGGCAATTACTGCGCCCAAGGAATCTAGTGGAATCCTAAAACCGCGCGAATAAAACTTCAAAAGACGGAGAACGCTGCCCCCACTATCCTCATTTCGGACAGGAGACCTATACACCAGCCTCTTGGCCGCGAGGTCCGCGTAGAACTCGTCGTCGATCAGACTTGTCCATTTCCCGGACTCAAACCAAAGGGCCGAGCAGGCAATCGTAAAGTCGAACGACTCGATCAAATATTGTGGGTTTGGAAAAGACCACCGATGGATATACTGTACGAAATGTCGTGGGCTTAGCTTCACCGAAATAGCGTTGCCAGTTTCGTACGGCTTTTTCTTCGCCTCGTCTGCCAGTTCTTTTGCAAACAGCTTGGCATCTTCGGGGGTTTGGGTGAACAGGTCCAAGTCGTTTGGTTTCTCGCCAGACACCGTAGACCGGATATACCCGCCGCCCAACACAATCCGGGGTCCGTACTTAATCATTTGGTTTCTCAGACGGACAGGCAAAAGCCGGACCGCCCAATTCAGATCATGTGGGTTTAGTTCTCGCATTCTTCCTCCGATTCTTCTGTGAGTTCAGTATAACACAGTTTGCACAACTTAACACCTTCAAAAGTCTCAAACAACTCATCCGTCAGATCTCCGCACCCATCACAATACTCTTCGTCGAGTTCTGGACCGTCGTCTGGACTCAGGAGGCCGTAGTACTCCAGTTCGCCTTTGTATTCTCGTTTGCCGATAGCGCCCATCTTTCCTCCTACCTGAACATAAACAGAGACTCATATTCGCTGTACAAAACCCCACAGCGCTGGAGTTCGATTAGCTCGTCTTCGGTAGCGGCGGCGAGAAGGCTGTCAACGTCTACGTCTAAATAGATTTCGTCGTGACCGGCACCCGATACCATGTTAGAGTTTCCGGGGACTAGTTTGTCTAGTAGCAGGAAAGCGTGAAGATCGGGGCGATTGGACAGCTTGTGCTCAACGCGGTCAAATTTGAGAAACTCGTCTTCATGTTCATCGTAGAAGTTTTCTAGGTCGGTAATCATATTTCCTCCTGTCCGGATAATGGACTACTCGCTCCTCAGAGCGGCTTTGTCTTTTTGGTCAATGCGCTCAATAAACTGAGGAGTATACCCACGCTGGAGCAGGTCCTCGGTTTCATATTTTTTCTTGTCCAGAAATCGTTTCTCCAGCCGCTTTATTTTGCATAAGAGCTTCTCGATTTCCTTCTGTTGCTTGGTGATTATTTCGGCGTCTGTCAAGCTGGCTTCAGCGGTCCGGGTCCGCCGCCTCCAAAATACTCAAGGCAGTCTTTGTAAATCGTCCAAACCAAGAAGCAGAAACCCGCGAGGCAGAACCCCAGCGACAGCCACGGTGCGTCCAAGTAGACGAACGCAAACCCCATTACGCAACAGATGTATCCCATTACACGAGATTCAAGCTTGGTCATTCGTTCTCCTCCGGAACCAAGATTCTGGTTAGGTCGTCTGTGTAGTCTTGTAGCAAGTCCCAGATGTGTGCTCTGATTCCTTGCTGCCGGATGGCTTGGTTAATGCTCGCATTTCCGAAATCGGTATCCGGCTCGGACTCGTAGGCTTCCATGATTTCATCTACTAAGGTTTCAATGTCCATTTTGCACCTCGACATAAGCGATGTTGTCTCCCTGGACGAAGTAGTCCGAGTCAGATGTAGACGGAAACCGATGGACCGTCTCCGAGGTGTAGCTGGTGGCGTCAACTGAATACCCCTTTGAGACGCTGATACTCAGCTTCTGTCCGGTTTTGAGGACCAGAGTCGCTCGAAGTACATTGGGTTTTGTTTCTGGCATGTTTTCTCCTTTCGATGTTGTCAGTATACCACATTTCGGGCGTTGTCAACCACAAAAAGCTAGTCTTTGCGATAAATAATATCCTCAAAACCAGCCGCTCCCAGAGGAAATGAATCTCCGCACCAGTCCGGAGGAACGGTCATACAATCACAAAGTTCCTTTACTCCGAGACCGGAACTTATTGAAACTAAAGTGATTAACTCGTCATACGTATGCCCAACTACCTGGAACCCCGCCGCGATGGCGTTTTTCATTCCGTAGACAAGTACATCCCTGGACACGGCTTGGTCAGCATTTTCCACCCACCGGCCTCCAAACGTCCCGTGTGGAAGTTCTATCCACTGCTTGGTTTTCTGGTCTCTGTTTTTGTGGTACACCACGTCTTGTTTGTACTTTCGCCCGTTCCATTCCTTCTCTTCTTCAGATACTCGGGGGTCGAGGAAGAACAGAGAACGGCCAGAGGGGAGGATCATTTCCAGAACCTTAGACCCGGTGCATTTGAAGGATATGATTGGGTCCAAGATTTTACGTCCCAGCTTCTCGAAGTTTTCTATTTCCCACTTGGTTTGCGGGACACCTACGCCAACAACTTTCCCGGGGTGTCTGATTGCAAACACAGACGCTCGCTCCATGTCCTTCCACAGCCACACCACTTCGGGGTAGGATTCCCGGAAGACTCGAATGGCGTACTTTGCTTGATCCGAGTCCATCTCTACACCCATTTTGGCTGCGTATCCACGGAGTCCGGTGAGGATGATATTTCCCTGCTCATCCTCTTCTTCTTTTCCTGCCCCGAGAGCATACCCGGCCCCGAGAACGGGGGCTTTGCAGATGGTCCTCTTGGTCTTGTCCCCGGCGAGGTACTCTGCTTCCAGGGACTCGTAGGAGTCGCCGTACATCTTGGTAGCAAAATCCAGATAGGGGTCTCGCCCGTCTCGGAAGACTTGGAGGATGGAGTTGCACCGAGCCAAGTACCCAAGTCCTCTGTTTTCAATAGCATTCAAGTCGGCCACGACAAACTTGTGTCCCGCCGGCGCGCGAAAAGACGAACGCAGAACAGACGAGGCCACTTCGAGAGGCTTCCCGAATTTTTCGACAATAGCGTTGTAGTTCATTTTCCGGACTAAATCTACGGCCAGATCGAGATTCTTCTCTACGTCCTTCGTCGGCTTGGGAAGATTGCCCAAGTTGGCACCGTGCGCCGCCCACCGTCCCGAATGCGCCCCGTAGAAGGTGTATTGGTACCGGAGTCTTCCGTCCTCTTCTGTTAGATCAGACAGCAGGGTGTACTTGGACACAGAGGACTTGGAAGTCTGGTTACGGATTTCCAGAACCTCCTTGGCTTCGTCCGTTAGGTCAGACTCTCCACCCACCGCGCGCGCGACAAACTCCTTGCCCAAGCTGCCGAAGCTATACCCACGTTCCTGAAGCCACGGCAATACTTGGCTCCGAGAGTTGGGGTTACCCAGTCCGGTCAGGGTTTTGAGGCGGGCCACCAGCGGTTCCCTCTCTTTTTCGGCTATGAATTTTGCGCCGTCTACCGTGGGCCTATCAACGGGCCACCCAATCTCGTTTATGGCCTGATCCATGTACCAAGCCTCCCACTCGGTCTCGGGAACCGGGAACTTACTCATCTTTTTCTCTGCGGCTCGCTCGGCCACCACGTCTTGACAACAGTATACACAGAAACGCTCCCAATCCTGGGGATCGGTTCTCCAGTCTCGGAACGTGGGCAAGCTAAGGCCGAAGAGAGTCTCCTCTCCCCCCTCGTCTTCGGGTTCGCAGAACAACTTGATAAGCCGTTTGCCGTCCTTGATTTTGGCAAGATCCTCTCTTAGACCTAAAATTGCTCCGGCTTCTTCCAGAGTTCCGGGGAGAGACAGAGAGCGGGCCATGACCATAGGATCACGGAATTCTTGGATGGGTTTATCGATGTGAAGGACAAATTTGGAGATCGCTCGCTCGAACGTGGCGTTCCAAGCGTGAACGACTACCCAAGGGTCTTCCAAAGCTTCACGCAGTTCCCCCGGCATCTTCGGGTCAAGATGCGGTTGCCACAGCTTAGGCTTGTGGTCCCTCTCCGCATAGGAGGCGAGGAGGACCTGGGTGGAGGGGTGTTTTATGTATCGGTCGAGGCCGTATTGATCTAAAGATAAAACGCTCCGGGTTTCATAGTCCAAGTGGAAGTCTGTCATCTTTTCCTTTGTCCATTATTCGGACGCAACTCGGCATTTACGCCGGGAGGAGCGCCGTCCTCCATGTGTTAAAACTCAGAAATACACAATCTTCCGGCTTAAAGCTTTGACCCAGTCTCTTGCCTGTTGCAACGTCGTGCAGGCTGATGCGGTTATTAGAAGTTCCCCCTACATAGGCGAGACCCTTCTTGGTGTGCTTTACTAGTGAACCGCGTGTGAAACCCATGCTTCGGGTACCGCCATATGGTTTTCTTTTTCCGCCTTCTGTCGGATTTTGCACATGCAGTTGGCGACGATGGAATTGAAGGGGAGTGATACGCCGCACTCTCTCAAAATCAGGCTTGGTGTGCCCTCCCGTAAACCAATTGGCAAGCGTCCAAGAATCCACACAGTGCGCGTAGAAACCCTTCGATGCCTTGTCCTTGAGTTTCTTGAGACCCATTGAATTACGCATTTCGAACGTCTCGAAACCTTGTCGGGTTTCAACACGCCCCAACTTTGCTAGTTCCTGATAAAACCAAGTCTTTCCGACCTCAAGAGGACTGAAGGAACCATTGTGACGTTTGGCAAGCCCGTCTTTCTGCCCAAACAGCTTATATGCGTCCTTGTACTTCCGCGTTGTAGCCTTGATGTCTTCCACCACAAAGCAGGAGATGGGGAACAATTTGCTAAGCCAGTTGGCTATTCTCAATTTCCACCCCCAGCGGGCTCGTGTTGAAGGCGGGAGCCTAAAACCAACTCCCCTATTTGACCGGCATCGGCGATGCGGGGTTTTCCGATTGCGGCGATTCCTGCGTAGAGTGCGGCGTGTCTCGACTGCGTCCTTGACCCACGTAACTGCTTCGGCGTTGAGGTTCTCAAAAGTGTGGACTTCTGACTTGACTGTGAATCCTTCGAATCGGCTTCCGGGATCAATCCCCAAAGCAATCGGCTGGGTTGCACCGTTGCTGCGTTGAGTGAGCTTGATATAGAACAGACCACGATTGAATCGACGCAATGCTTTCCCGTTGCGGACAAGTTGCCTCGCCCTTGCAGGATGACACGGCATCAACGGTTTGTTTGTCGAACTGACTACGGGTACGAACAACATGGATTACTCCATTCCAGCCTTGCGGCTGCTATTTACCCCTTCGACACTGACCTGCGAAGAGGTTGGAAACTAGGGAGACATTCCCAACATTCTCCGGGCTACCACGCCCAGCCGGTTCAGTTTGCGAAGCCGGACTTAACCGGATCTCGACTTGTCTAGTACATAGGTTTAACTTGCCCCACCTAATTGGTTTAGGCTTCTGCAAGCCCAGACTTTAGTCTGGGTCTATGACCACTCCCCACAGTATAACAGAAAACACAGCCATAGCCGGGAGAAAAACATTGGCTTGGATTAAAATAGACAACCCAAGAGCTAGAACTGCGCCGAGCGGGACGCTCAGAAACCAGAACTTTCGGAAATCCAGTTTACGAGCTTTCTCTGGATCAGGTGGCGCGGGACGCCGGACTAGAGACTCGGCGGAGACGGAGGTGGGGAAATTATTCACGCAGTTTGCCATATTTCCTCCTAAACCTGAAACATCTGTCTATACTCGAAGTATTCTTTCGCGTCCGCCGTGAATCGTTCTTCGACGGACCCAGGACGTTTGTCTGCGAAGACATAGTAAGAGTGCATGTGGCGAATTCCACGCGCAGTCTTGGCCATCTGATTGCAGAACTCGTTTACGAAGATCAGGATTTTGGTTTGCTCGTCCATTATCTGGACTCCTTGATTTCGCGGATTAGATCAATGTTCTTGTCGAATCCGCAGTCGCATTTCTTGCCGTACGAACGGAGATAAGCGCAAGTGAGGCGGTGGGATTTAGTTCCACTCTCCAACGCTTCTAGTAGCGCATCTTCCCTGGCGCGGGCCTTATAGGCAAGTACTAAGTCTCCATCACCTTTCCTCGAAAGCATCCCGCCTGCATACCGTTTCAGTTTCTCAATTGCCATCACAGCACACCTTTCTTTCCCCGGCACAGGCCGGACGTGTTTGATACTCTTCGTGCCTCAATTTGTGCCAGCATCCAGATTCTTGACTGTTCCATCTGGCGTTCAAGCGCAATTAGATCGGCCATCTCTCACCTCTCTTTCCCCCGGCGCAGGCCAGATGTGTAGACGATTACTGGTTGTATGCGGAGCTTTTCCCGAGGGTGCGCAACCAAACCCAGTCAGGGCTGCAATATCCTTCAGTCGCTGCATTGTGAACTCGGCTGCGGACGCCAATGCCAAAGATTGATTTTGGTGACTGAACTTCTGGCCGGGGATCTCGATCACATGTACACCCTTTGCGTATCCCTCGAAGGGCTCAGAGAAGCGCATACGAAACCAGTCCCAATGCTCCCGTACAAAAGCCTCATTCCCTGCTGGGGTCCTTACCATGGCAGGCCCCACTTCTGCGCAAAATGCACGACGGCCCATATCACGCAAGCAGCCGATAGGTTAAAAATCAGGATAGTTCCCGCCAACCATGCCGCGTTCACCAAGAGTTGCCGGTTTGGTGCAGTGTTGGGGAATTACATACTTAACTCCCGTGAGCCACGTTAACTCGCGGTTGCTTCTGTGAAATCCAGGTAGACGTATTTACCGGCAAGTTTCTCGAAAAACTCACTTGCTGCGGGGTTGGTGATTGTCAATTCGACACTCCCTGAAGGCGTTGAATTGGAAAAACTCTCGTTTTCGGGGCTGGATTCATCACCCTTATAGACGGCATAGAGTTTCACAACCACGTTGCCATATTGATCCTTGAGAAGGTTACTTACGGTGAACTTTGCTCGCACTCTTTCCATTCGCTTTTCCTTTTCCCGTCGTCACGGGAGTTAAGTATGTAATTCCCCAATGTTGCACCTGGTGAAATCTTCGTGCCCAATCCCCTACCCTGAGAGCTACGGAGGGCGGGGAGGGCATCCTACTAGCTCTCTATGGACGCTTCGCACGCCAAGAGCGACGGAAACGCTTTGCCCGGAGTCATGCTGCCTTTCGGATAATAGCGGAACCCTTTCGGCAGCAGGCGAATCTCGCCAACCTTGCGACCATCCAATCTCACCGCGATATTGACATCAGAATTGATCTTATTCCATGAGTTTGTATACGGTGATTTCTCCGCTGTCCCGCACGATGCGTTCATAGAGTTGGTCACCGACGCGGTAAAATTGAGAGGTAGCGTGCGAAACTTCGTGGCGCATAAGGGTGCCATCTTCCATTGCGCCTGCTGGTAATTCGTTGATTCGTATGAGGATCATTTTTCTGCTCCTTGTAAGGACTGCGCGGCGGAGGTTAACCCCATGCTCCATTCAGATGCTGGGTGATGATTACGCCCATGAGCAAGATGCCGATAATGGGCAGGATAGAGAGCCACGCAAGCGCCACCATGCTAGGAGGAGCGGCGCACGATGCCGATGGGCATAACTGGTTGCGGGTTATGCAACACGAGCACTGGGTGATATCCAATGCCGATGAACAGCGAGAACAACAAGGACATAATAGTCATTTGATTACCTCTTTCTGGAGCGGTTGGGCTCCCCGGGGTGTTGGGTATTTTACGTAGCCTGTTTTCCATGAAGCAGAGCTGTGGCATTCCTTTGAGTAGTCCATTATTCGGATTCCTCCGGTTCTGCCTGTCTTCCTGTTGGGTTTCCGTTTGCGTCAAAGCAGCTAAACAGATGTGTGGGAAGATGCACATACTTCCCTGTCGGCTGCGGGTCGATGTGGACCTTGGACTTGTTCTTCTCGATTGGTTCTAGGCAGTATTTGCATATCACTTGGCTTCCTCTTTCCTGCATTTTTCAATCCATCCAAGGCGGAAGATTTCGGCGTCCTTCTTGTCCTTGAATCCGCCCGTGTTGGACATATTCCAGCCACGGTCGAGGACGATCCAGCGGTCGGTATCCCAGACCCACTTCTCCACGGTTACCCGCTCTTCCAAGGTCTCG